AATGCATGAACTCGGTATTGCTCATGGACATGAGGGTGGTGGTGAAAGACCAATCATGACTCAGAAAGCACAAGAACAAGACTATCCACAACATCATCACAATGATTGATTCTCTTTACTTAGGTCCTGAATATGATTTATCACACATAGAAGGCGACACGGTGTGCTCCATGGACGTTGCAAAACTTTTGGAACAACAAAAAATTGTTGCAATATTTCAAGGAAGATCAGAGGCAGGACCTAGAGCATTGGGAAATCGTTCTATCTTATATGATCCAAGAGATCCTTATGGTAAAGATAGAATTAATATGGTAAAAAATAGAGAACCTTTTAGACCTTTCGCTTGCAGTGTGCTACTTCATCATGCACACAATTGGTTTGACATGGGTGGTCTTACTGAGTCACCTTTTATGATGTATGCTGTAGATGCACAACCACATACTTATGATAAGATACCTGCTGTATTACACATTGACAAAACATGCAGAGTGCAGACTGTAAGTATTCAAGATAATAAACACTTCTTTACTTTGATAGATTCTTTTTATCAGATAACTAAAACACCTCTACTATTCAACACGTCATTCAATTTATCAGGTGAACCTTTGGTAGAGACACCAGAGGATGCGATTGATACCTTTGAAGATAGTGCGATAGACTATCTTTATTTTCCAGAGGTGCAAAAACTCAGGGGAAAATGACTTTTCAATTACATAAATCTGGAAAAAAAATCTCCGCAAAATTTTCAGTCCTAGGGTTGAACCTATCTAATAATGGTTCGGTATGTGTGATGAGAGATGGTAAGTTGGATTTTTATCTTGAGTCGGAAAGAATCACCAGAAAGAAAAGAGATTACGCTGTCAGGTCATTGATAAAGTATGTGCATGACATAGATGCTGTTGCCATATGTGATTGTCAGTGGGATGAGGATTCTAAAAAACTTATATCAGCTCTTGATTTGAATGTTGTAAAGAATAAGTTTCCAGACGCAGAGATATATGATTACAGATCCGAACATCATAAATGTCATGCTGCTTCTGCTTTTTATAACTCAGGGTTTGATAATGCCATAGCCGTGGTGGTAGATGCGAATGGATCACAAACAAAAGATGGTATAGAGATAGAAACCATCTTTGATTTACCATCATGGCAGGTGCTTCATAAAAAATATTGGTCACCAGATGATCAAGGTATTGGTAAAGAGTTTGAGTTTGTCTGTGCTAATTATGGGTTCAATAAGCATGATGCAGGTAAAGTCATGGGTCTTGCAGCATATGGTAAGCATGAGGCATACTATGTGCAACAGGCATGGGAGAAAAGAGCACTCGAATTATGTAAAATGTATAAAGATCGTAATCTTGTTTTGTCTGGTGGTTGTTTTCTCAATTGTGTGGTAAACTATAGATTACAGAGGGAACTTGACGTTCGTATAAGGGCAATGCCCATCGCTCATGATGGTGGTACCTCTATAGGTGCTGCCTATCTTGCAACACTAAATAAATCACTCGCTAAAACACATGCCGACATATCCAATAAAGAACTTGAAGACAGGTGAGACTAAGGAACTCTCAATGTCAATGAAAGAATATGATCAATTCAGAAAAGACAACCCCGACTGGGATAAAGATTGGTCTAAGGGATCAGGAGGTGTAGTAAGTGCCACGGGTGATGTGTATAGTAGAACAGATGGTGGATGGAACGAGGTGCTATCAAAGGTAGCACAAGTACCAGGTGCAAAAGTCAAACCACAAAAAACTACACACTTCTAACATGCCACGTAAAAAGAAAATGTCGATCAGCGTCGGAGCTGGTATGACTGCGAAGCAGATGAAGAGAAAGAAACCATATAACTCTGACATCATGGTTGATGTCCAACCCATCACTCCTAATCAGAAACATGCTTTTGCTTCATATGATGAGGGTAAAAACTTATTTCTTTATGGTGCAGCAGGGACGGGTAAAACATTCATAACATTATACCAAGCACTCAAGGAGGTTCTTGATCCCCTTACACCGTACCAAAAGGTAGTCTTGGTAAGATCACTGGTGTCCACAAGAGAAATAGGTTTCTTACCTGGTGATCACGAAGATAAGTCGGCACTATACCAAATACCATATAAAAATATGGTAAAGTATATGTTTGAGTTGCCCACTGACAATGAGTTTGAGATGCTATGGGGTAACCTCAAGGCACAGGAGAGTGTGACCTTCTGGTCTACCTCATTTATTAGAGGTACAACACTTGATAATTCTATAGTTATTGTGGATGAGTCACAAAACTTGAATTTTCATGAGTTAGATAGTATAATAACAAGAGTAGGTGAAGACACCAAGATAATGTTCTGTGGTGACGTTGCACAAACTGATTTGGTAAGGACAAACGAGAAGAATGGTATCTTAGATTTCCAAAGAATCATTACTCGCATGCCTGAGTTCGATCTAATTGAATTTGGTCTTGATGATATCGTTAGGTCTGGTCTGGTCAAGAGTTACATCACCTCAAAAATTGAACTAGGTATGTAATGTACAATCATGTAGAATGTGATCTCCCTACTCTTAGTAGGAAGACTATTGATGGAGTGAGATACTACAATGTGAATGATAGACCGATGGTGTCCATCACCTCGGTCACTTCTCATTTTAATAAACACATCTTTGTTGACTGGAGAAAGAGAGTAGGTAATGAGGAGGCAGATAGAATTACAAGGAGAGCAACGTCTAGAGGAACCAAAGTACATACCTTGATAGAGAATCATTTACTCAATAAAGATGTGGTGTTGGACAACCCTAGTAGTAAGATGTTGTTCACTCAATCAAAAAAATTGTTACAAAATATAAATAATATTTACGCTTTGGAAAAAAGTTTATACAGCAACGAATTAGGTGTTGCTGGAACTGTTGATTGCATAGCAGAGTACAATGGTGAATTGTCAATCATTGATTTCAAAACTGCTGCGAAACCTAAACCGAGAGAGTGGATAGAGAATTACTTTGTACAAGCAGCAGCATATGCTTGTATGTTCTACGAGATTACAAACATACCTGTAAAGAAACTTGTCATTCTCATGACGTGTGAGAATGGAGAGGTGACGGTTTACGAAGAGTATGATAAAATGAAATATATGAGATTATTAGTCAAGTACATCGAAAAATTTGTGGAGGACAAATTAAATGGCAACCAAAAATGAAATGAGAGCAGTTCTAAAGAACAAGTTCTTATGTCAAGACAAGTTTACAAATGATATTGAGAACCTAGTGCAAAACAATCTCGATATGAATTACATTGAGGCAATCTGTCATTACTGTGAACAAAATAGTATTGAGATTGAATCTGTATCTAAACTCATCACTAAACCTATGAAGGAAAAATTGAAGGGTAACGCTATGAATCTAAATTATTTGAAAAGAACTTCTAGAGCGAAGTTTCTTGCTATTTGAGGAGCAATCCATTGCCTACATTGACACCATTTGATACCTACAAAGAGTACCTTGCGTACAAAAATCACTTCACTAAAGAGAAGTATGACTACCAAAAATATGGTGGTAAGTCAAGAGCAAAAATAGATTCCTTTTACAAAAGAAAGGATAGGTATTTCTTTGAAAAAATGTCGAGAAAATATAAAGATCCTGAGATCAAGAATTTTTTTCTTGCAAATTTTGTAGACACAGATAATCCACAAGGATTATGGATAGGTAACATCATTAGGTCTGGTGAAACTGTTTATAAAGAGTGGCAAAAAAGAAATGAAAGTTTATTCTACCACTTCAAACAAAAGTCAGAAGAATTTTTAGATCAATATACATATGATGAATTTTTTGATGCATCAAATGGTCATCCACCTATACTGAAAGAGCATCTAGCAGGTAATATAAGTGCGGAAGAGATGTGTGTTTATGAAAAACTTTTTGGGTATTGTAAGGACTATGATAGACAATTGAAAGATCCTGTGTGGAAAGTTGTTGGTATGAAGATAAGGAAGTATATACCATTTCTAAATATTGACAAAGACAAATATAGACAGTATCTTATGAATAAAATCAAGGAGAAACATGAGTAAATTTTTTGAGTCTGATCAAGTGAAGACAGAGATGGATGAGATTACATCTCTTCAAAAAGAATTGTATGATGTCATACTCAAGTTTCCTATGATGAGTAACGAAGCGAAGTCTGATCATATTGATACGGTCAAAGAATTACTTGATCGCCAACAGATTATGTGGACGAGACTCACCCTGTCTGAGGATAAAGAAGCAAAGAAAATGAAAGATTATATTGTATCTCATGCTAAAGAATTAGGTTTTGGTGATGCAGATATGTCAACTATATTCAGTAACATGAAACAAACTTTAGAACAAGTACAAAAAAACCTCAAGTAATGTCTTATTTGGTACATCCCTTACCTTTACAACAGGTGTTTGTAAAGAAAGAATTTTTATACGATCACCAGAAAGGTCATGGTGAATTAACACCAGGTTTATGGATCTCAGTCCGAAGTATACAATCAAAAGCATTATACTTTGAGACATTATTGACAGACTATGGTGCTCTCTTTGATAAATTACCAATCAGTGCATTTGTATGGAAAGAAGACTTTGATAAAGATAATCAATTACCCCTTGACGTATTGCAATTATGGGATTGTTTTGATTACAATATTACTGTCATTCAAAAACCTATGCTAGGTAGATGCCAATTCTTTGGTAAGGATAGGAAGATGCATCCTGGTGAGTATGAATTTACAATAGATACTGCACATCCCGATAGATCAGTGCTCGATGTCAATTTTTCTGAACATGATCCAGAACACAAGACATTCAATGTTATTGCGTTAGACAACGGTCAATTTGCTGCACAACCTAATAATAGAACCATATTTTTTGACAATAGTTTAGTCAACAATGATAATCTAAAGACACCAGACTTCAAAGTATGCACACAGAATTATGCAGTTGAAACAGAACCTAAGTGGTGGTCTGTAGGTCACACAGATGAGTGGGCATACAAAACCAAAGATGAAGAGGATGAGAATATACTTTGATGGTTGCTCAAAAACTGGAGGATATTCTCTCTCTGGTCGAGTAGATAGAAGATACCCTAAGTTATTATGTGAGAAATTTAATGCTGAAGAGTACAATATTGCTCAAAGAAGTGGTAGTAATAAAAGATTGGTAAGAAATTTATTAGAACATGATTTATCTAAATTTGATTTGTTTGTCATTCAAATGACAAAGAGAAAAAGACTTGAGTATTATGATAAAAAATCAAAGGGGTGGGTTTCAATAGGGTATAGAAACACCACTCTACCTCCAAAAGTAACGGGACTATCACATGATATACCTATAGATTATGTTGAGATGAGAGATGAAAATGAAAGAGACGTATCTTTTCATACAATATGGCGTGGTGATGTCATTAGTTTGAATGATGTACGTAGACTTGGACGTGGTACAGATAAAGAAGTATACAAAATAAATGAAGTAAGTACTGACAAAAAAAATTTGATAAAATATTATCTTCATTATTATAGAAATGTATATACTGAGGAGCAGGGCAAGATTGATGAGCAAATGTGTTTCTCAACTATGAAATCAATTCTCAAAAATTATAAACATATAATCATTTACATGCATTCTGATAATAAAACTTATGTGCCAGTAGATTTACAGTATAAAAAAGGTAAAGACTATGAGAGTGGATGGTATATGGGTTCTGATACTCATAAAATAATTTTAGATGACATCTTAAGATTGCTATGAAGATTTATTTTGACGGTGGATCTGATATGAATGGTGCTGAATTAGGCACGGTCTGGGAAGACAGAGAGCGACTTAGATTTTCACGTTTGATTTGCGATCACTTTGGCACGAAGGAATATAATATATCACACGGTGGATGTGGAAATCATCGTATTGTAAGACAACTCTTACTAAACAAGAGACACATATCAAAATTCGATTACGCTGTCATACAAATGACACCTAGATGGAGGACGGAGTATCATAACGGTAAGAGATGGGAGAGAGTCATGGTGCCAAGTAAAAAATGCAAACCATCAAGTAAGATGTGGTTACAAAATACTCTAGCATCACAAAAAACAGATGTAGAATTTTGGAAAAATTATTTTACAATTCATAGTGATGAATTTTTCTTGAGTAATGAGAAAATGTATCAGGTTGCTATACAAAGTCATTGTAAAGCATATAATGTGCCATTGATAATGTTGGGTAGAGCACAGTCATCTGACTTAGATTTTGATTTTTGTTTTGATGAATCATGGATATCAAAAGCACCTGATGGTCATCCTAATGAAGAGGGTCACAAACAAATAGCAGATAGGATTATCAGCATGTTGACAACGCATAAATAATAGTTTATACTACACTTGCGTATGCAAGGTGTTAATCCACCAATCTATTCAATACGACGAATACTACGAGTCAAATTCATGACATTTGCAAATCTAAAAAAACAATCTCGCCTAGGCAACTTGACATCCAAGTTGACCACAGAGATAGAAAAAATGAACAGCAAAGGCACTAACGGTGCCGACGACAGACTATGGAAATTAGAGGTCGATAAAGCAGGTAACGGTTATGCTGTCATCCGTTTCTTACCTGCACCTGACGGAGAAGAACTACCATGGGCAAAGGTATGGTCACATGCTTTTCAAGGACCTGGTGGTTGGTACATAGAGAACAGTCTTACCACTCTTGGTGGTAAGGATCCAGTATCTGAGTACAATCGTTTG